GCATTGCCGCATTATTCGCATAACGATACCACAAAAAACAAGCAGCTATTGAGCACGCAGCTAACGGACGAAAATTAGAGTCCATGAACCCATCTTTTAGAGAGTCCAGATACCTTTGTCTATTGAAAAAGAAATTTCCAGTGCCAAGGAGGCCATCCAACCCGAATGTGGGAGGACGCTGAAATGATTCTAGAATTAATCGTTTCATTTCTTCGAGCTCAATTAATTTATAGCCAAATCGTCGATAATTCCAATCATCCCACGATGTCGTATTTTCATTTTCTCTGTCCATGATCAGGACATTGGGCATGTATAGGGTGTTCTCCTCCCATTTCTCCGAATTATACAGGGCATTAATGCTGCTATCAATCAAATAATTGTCGCTGTCCAGGAGATAAACCCACTCATTTTTTGCCTTGCTCACTGTCTCATATTTGTTGCGAAAAGAAAGCATGTTCTCTGAATTTCTTTCGACTCTCACTTTCTTGACCTGGTCAGAAACGTCGATTAGAGTCTGCTCCTCATATAGAGCCCCAGTCCGCGGACACGAATCAAGATTGAATTTTTTTCCTCGCGACCATGCCGTCACCTTCTCGAGAAGGGAACCATACTCTTCTTGGGTCGAGCAATCGTCATTAATAATGATGTCATCGACGCGGGGGTCCATGAGAGGAATTCTCAAACAGTCCTCTAAAAAGGCAGTATTATTATAAAAGGGGATGGCCACTGAAATTTTGTTCATATTATCCGCACTTAGAGTATCCGCATGCCACACATGCAGCACACCCCTCTTGGTATATCAGGGTATCCTCAGCACCACAATTTTCACACACCTTATCACTGGAGGCAGTTCCATTCTTAATATACCCTTTCAAGACTCGAGCAATCACCTTTGAAAATGAATACATGTCCATCTCCCTGTCTTTCTGCAGCTGCTCCACAACGTAGTGTATAGGTGCACCGTGCCGAAGTGCCAAAGAGATCGTCCGCGTATAGCCTGCATGATTTGGATTATCAAAAACAGCAACAATATCTTTTATCAAGATCTCATTACCATTCTTCCCAATTACAAGATCGTACCTGGAATTTTTAGTCTTGTAGCTGTGTTTAATAATTTTTCCTTTTTTAAATTTTTTTGGGATCTCAATGTACTTCTGTAAGCCTCCCATGACCTCATAGGGTCGGCCGTTCATGAGTCCGACAAGAATTGTCCACGCTTCTCCTTTAATGCTCGCATAATGGATTGAGCACTTCAGCTTTTCAGGCCGACTAGGCGCTGAGTGGGATTCAAACTTTTTAAAATTAGACTTACCGATTAAGACCCCGGACCGACATCCATCGCGGTAGACAGTGACACCCTTGCAGCCGGACTTCCACCCTGCCATATAAATGTCCTTCACCGTGGCCACTGTTGTATCAGCCGGTACATTTGTAGTGTTGGAAATAGCGTGACACACCCAGCGCTGAGCTGCAGCCTGCATGCGCACCTTAGCAGTCCAATCAATATCACCAGCTGTGGCGCCGAAGTAGGGGCTCATACGAATGAGCTTTTCTTCACTCATAGTTTCGCCCGGGCCGACTTTCAGCTGACCCTTCCACTTCTCAAACTTATGATGATAGACTGTGTACTCCTGCCACGCATCTCCCGTGTCATCAACAAAATCAACCCGTGCACCGGGCTCCATGACAGAATTAATCTTCTTTCGCCTCGTATAGGAAAGCAGATATACCGGCTCAATTCCAGACGTCGTCTGAGTCAACACAGAAACACTGCCGGCCGGGGCTGTGGTTGTTAATGCAATGTTCCTTCGCCCATGCCGTCGACTCGCATCATAGATGTCGGGCGCCTCCTCCCAAATACGCTCCAAAAATTCGTGCCCTTTTTCTCTATCATGACTGTGAACCAAAAAGGCTCCGCGCTCCTGGGCCAGAGTGCATGACGATCGATAGGCATTCAGAGCTAAAGTCTTATAAAAATTTTCCACCACTTCAATTGAATCATCTGATCCGTACTGGACCCCCAGGCCGGCCAGTGCATCACCAACAGCGGTCACTCCTAGTCCAGTCCTTCTTCCTTCCAAGGCACGCTTTTTAACTTTGTTCCACAGCTCTCTCTCTGTGGCCTTTACAGATTCCGGCTCAGGATCGATCTCAATCTTAGCCAAAATTTTATCGACCTGCTCGATTTCTAAATCGATCATGTCATCCATCAGCCGCTGCGCTTTCTGGACTATTTCTGCATACTTGTCGAAATCAAAACTGGCTTTGTCCGTAAATGGGTGAGCAATAAAGGAATATAGATTTATCACCATCAGCCGACAGCTGTCATAAGGAGATAGGATAATCTCCCCGCAGGGATTCGTGGACATCGAAGCAAAGCCCTCAGCCTCGTATATATCGGCCGGGGTTAAACGCCTGGCATTGTCCCAGAACAATAGGCCAGGCTCTCCGCACGCATGTGCAGATTCAATAATTTCATTCCACAGTGCGCGTGCACTAGTAAATTCTGATATCTCCGGCTCTGGTGAATCAACGGGCCACCGAAGCTGGAAGTCTTCATCCGTTTCCACGGCGTTCAAAAATTCATCGCTTAAGCGCACTGAGACATTGGCGCCTGTAACTCGACTTAGGTCTCGCTTAACCCGAACAAAATCCGCTATTTGAGGATGATGTACACTCAGTGTCAGCATCAAAGCGCCACGTCTTCCATTCTGAGCGACTTCTCGGCAGGAATTAGAAAATCGATCCATAAAGATCTCAATTCCATCAGTTGTTCTTGCACAGTTTGCAGTAGTTTGACCTCGAGGCCTAATAGTCGAAAGATCAAAACCGACACCGCCGCGCCTCTTTGCAATTTGCACAAGCTCCTGATCGGCCTTAAGGATGCCGCCATAAGAGTCCCATGGTGCCTCGATTACAAAACAGTTGGAAATTGACTGAACCTGGTAGGGGTTGCCGATCCCAGCCATCGGAGATCCCTGAGGAATAATATATTCAAACCCTTTGAAGAGCTGATAAATCTCTTCCTCCGACAAAGGATTTTTATATTCATTTTCAATCCTTGCAAATTCTCGGGCCAGACGGCGATGCATTGCATCTGGGGTCCCTTCATAAATGTTGCCCTCTCTGTCAGTGAGTGCATACTTGGTCACAAAGACGGTTGCAGCTAACTCGTCTCCTCCGAAGTATTCTGTGGACGCCGCGATGGCCTCAGAAAACTCTATTGTCATTCCCGTGATCCCCTCAATTCATCCCATTTTTTCTTGAGAGCAGTTTTCATTTCATCCTTGTCCTGCCCAATGGCAGAACTCAGAGTTGTATATTGTTCATCTACAATCTCTATTTTAGACATCGAGGTGTCAATGTGAATGGGAAATAATAGACCATCACGCCCGGCTCTATTTTTTGCAACAAAAAGCCGGCCGGTATTGGATGCTTTCTCTGTAGGCTTCCTGGAAATCGATATTACCAAATCAGCGACCATTGCCTTCCCATAAGCCTCAGACATATTCTCCAAGCCTACAATATCAGAATTTGCAGAGTCTCGGTTGGCCTGTGATGCAGTCCACACGGGTACGCTCATCTCCATAGCCAGATTTCTGAGTTCCTCATAGATCAATTTCAACTCATGCCGGAGAGAATCATACTTGCGAGTGGAACGCATAATATCAGCATAGTCGATTATTACCAGACCTGGTGTAAAGCCTCGCAATATTAATTTTTCAATATGATTCCTGATAGTAGTTACTGTGGCGCCGCCAGTTGGATATTCTTTAATTATTAGCCGGCCAAGGTCATCGCTCTTTTCATAAAAGTCCAGGATCTCCTCTTTTTTATCACGTACGTCATTGTTAGGAATATTGCATAAATTTGAATCATACCTAATGCCGACGGACGTTTCGGTAAGTTCTAAGGTATAATGCACAACATCCTTCCCCACACGCATCGCATTGGCACCCATTGCCACCAGCCAGTGCGATTTTCCAACTCCAGTATTGGCTGTTATAACGCCCATTTCACCGCGGGCAAGACCTCCCTGCAGAATATCCTTGGCATCCAGCCGTGGAAGGCCGGTTGGGCATACGTTGCGATTAATCTTGACAAAGCGTGCCTCTACATCCTCAAAGAAGTCGTGCCCGACAGAGCTTGGCATGCCAACGGCAACAGCTCTCTTCATCAAGTCTACAACACTCTCAAACTTCTCCGTAGAAATCAGATCAACAGCGTCCTCCAGGGCCTCCTTGAATGCTTGCTTCTTACAAAAATCAAGTGACTTATCCTTGACAAATCTCAAGTCACCAATATCCGGATTCGTCTTCATCCGATGCAGGAACTCAACGATCTGATCCCGAAGAAGAATATCATTCCCAGACTTCAGGTCATCCTTAATGATCGCAATCAGAAGCGACAGCGTGGGAAAACACTTGTATTCTTGAAAATAGTTGAAGTACTTTCCAGTCAAATAGCTCAAGTACTTGACTTCAAAATAGGTTGGATGCATAACCTCGGCCATCTGTGCGGACCAACCGTGATCCGTCAGCAGCCCCTGAAAAATCTTCTCCTGGAAAGACTTTCCATAGTGACCAAAAGAAGCATGAGAATTTTCTCTAGAAATAGCCACCGTATCGTGATGCATCCTGTTCCGTATTATCTGTATAGGACAGAGTTGATTGACATATAAAAGGAATCCGCGTCGAACATGTTTAGACCCTCACTCAACAATTTTTTGACAAGTGATATCTTATTTCCATTATTGTGAGAAGCATCCATAATACCCTCTACTCTCTTGATTTGGGAAGCTGCCAGATTGCTGGTGTCCAGATACATGAGCTTCCAATTTCTTTTAGCAAGAGATTCATTCGCAATAATGTCATTGTATAATTTCACCTTTTCCCGACGAGGGTGCGCGCGGCTTAAATTAAGTATATCATCAATCGAGACAAAGTCATCAGTTTCTAGTGACGGAAATCTTTTTGCCAGGGTCTTAAAACCGGCACCTTTTACGCCAGAAATATTATCTGAGGCATCTCCTGCAAGACATTTTGCTGTACAAAAATTGACTGCACTGATATTAAATTTTTCCTTGAGATCTGTGGTCGTTATGAACTTTTTTTGGCCCGGTGACCATTGTATCACGGAATCTGTCAACAGTTGATAGTAATCTTTGTCGGAAGAAACGATGACGCACTTCCGGTTGTTGTACTTGCGCTTTACAAGATAACCGATAATATCATCAGCCTCGCACCCAGCAATGTACAACTGTTTAACAGGGACGTCCTTTAATAGGGATATAATGATGGCCATCTGATTGACCTTGTTTTGATGGCTGTCTGGAATATCATCTTCATAGAATCGATTCAACTTTTGAGGACGCCGGCCCTTCTTGTAGTCTGAAAACAGGGCCCTTCGACGGGCTGAGCCGCCCCCTTCCCAGACAACCACAACGGCTGCTGGCCTGACCTTATCTGCCATCAGTTGTATGTTCTTGAGAAAGCCAACTATTCCACCGGCGTGGTGTCCCAGTTGACTCATTGTTGGGTTGGCAACAAAGTGCCTCATATATACGTTGAGTTAAAGACCATCGATGAGCAAAATTGGATGCTCATGGATGGTCCCCTCCTCCAGCGTCGCCGGGTACTCGGTGCTCAAATCTTACCCCTCTGTGACTCACTCCTCAGGGCTGAGGGCTTCTTCGTTCAGTTCCAATGCAATTGCACGCACTTCCTCATAGGACTCAGCGTCGACATCTATATTATCCCTACTCGCCATCTTGGTGACGAGGGCATCCTCCAGTGCAGCCTCAATGTAAGGCTTATATGTCAGATTATTCCACACATCAACAAAATCTGCTTTATAAAATTTCTTTTTAACAATTGACTCTCCCGTCTCCCTCGATGTGACAGTCAGGGTCTTCCAGGCACCCACACCGGAGAAGGAAATCTCGTGCTCATCTGTCAGGACGTCCCCATGCTTCCGAAGCACATCAAACACCTGCTCGTGTTCAACAATTCCTTTACCAAAATGAATTTCGAAAGCGCACGACCGGAAGGGAGGCGACACCTTATTCTTGATGGTCTTTGCAGAGACGTTGATGCCGATGATGTCTCCATTTTTATTCTTGATCTGCTGCCCTGCTCCGAGTTTGATGCGCACTGACGAGTGGAAAGGTATTGCCTTGCCTCCAGGCGTGACTGTGGGATCTCCGAACATGACTCCAATCTTGGTCCGAATCTGATTCAAGATCACAAATAGAACGTTCTGATTAGCTATGACGCCCGTAATTTTGCGCATGCCTTTTGATATGACGCGAGCCTGCAGACCAATCGTGTCCTTGTCGTAGTCTCCGATGAGCTCAGCCTTGGGTGATGTGGCCGCCACTGAATCCCAAACAACGGTGATTGGGACGTCCTTGTCCATAGCCTTGGCCTTCATGATGGTAGCCTCAGTGATGGAGAGGACCTCCTCCGTGCAGTGTGTGTCGACGTAGACGAACCTCTTACTGATGTCCACTCCCAACAGGCCCAAATTATCCACTGATGTTGCATTCTCAGTATCGATATAGACGACGATTCCACCCATCCGCTGAGTTGACCTGGCAATCTGAATTGCTATGTGTGATTTTCCAATTCCGGGTGGTCCAAATATTTCCACGATGCGGCCTTCGGGCAGGCCGCCACCGGGCCTATTGGCAATAATGTAGTCCAGCTGATCCGAACCGGTCGATATCCACCTCTTAACGTGCGTAGGAGATGTGTCGTACGCCAGATTATATGCAACCTGGGACCCGTGCTCCTTGTTCAAGGAGCGGATAAGTTCATCAGTAAAATCTTCTGGGAGGGGTGTTTTCTTCTTCTTGGCCATATCTTCCTCGTGTCTATCTACTATAGTTTAAGACGGCCGCATGTTCAAACAGAAACGGGAGGTATTACCTCCCGTTTCACTCAGTTCACGTGGATATCAGAGATCCTCGAGATCAGCAAATGCATCGTCAAGACTCTTGTACCTCGAAGAGGGTTTGCTGCTCGCATCATCACCGGCGGCAGCTGCAGGGGCTGTTGTTGCTGTGGATCGAGACCCCCGAACAGTGCCCACGCTGTCATTATCGCTGTCCCCGCTCAGCCAGTCATTGATGATCTTCTCAAGCTCATCGGACGACTTGCAGCTGTACAGTTGATCAAGGTCTGGAAGGTTTGAGAGCCACTCCTTAGCCTTAGTTGGATTGTCATTCAGGGGCGACTGCTTGCCCCGGGGGCGCACCTCAGTCGTCGCCCACTGACGTCCAGGGGGCTTTGTACAGATGACCTTCACGTCACGTCCCTCGAGGGGATCCGTGATGTCACCGTAATCCTCGTCGAGCATGATGTTGAGGAGGGACGTGTAGACGGTCTTGCCAAATCCCCAGAGTCTAACGCCTCGATCCTCCTCGCCGCGGACAATGACCGGTGCATAGGACCTCATCTTGGGGTAGAGCTTTTTGGCCAGCTCATACGACTCCTTAGTGCCCTCATCGCGAAGCTTGTTAATCAGGTCCTGAATGGGATCTGGCTGCCCAAACTGATAAGGTGCCAGGAGCCCGGGGTTACTTCCAATGTTGTAATAGAACCAGCGCTCCTTGAAGGGCTGTCCGTCATTGTCAGGAAATGCCAGGATGCGGACCGTGGTCTCCTCGCCCTCGACCGGACGCCACATTGTGTTGCGTCGGCTGTTATTTCCTGAGAGTTGGTTGAGCTTATTGCGAATTGCTTCAAAGTCGATAGCCATTTTTAACTCCTTAATGTGTAATGGTCAATTGCTTAGTGGCTTTATTTGCCATGTGTTAAATGTAGCAGACGTAGTTTAGATGTTCAAAATTCGGTGGGTTTATTCGATAATTTTATACCGATCGACGCCGCCTTTTCTTTTCGGGTTTAGCGCCGCCAAAACCAGATCCAGCGATCTCGCCGCGCTGCTTAAGTGAGGTACGATAATTGGGGAAGCTCCCAAAGGGAGAGTGTAGCCAGCAATATTCGAAACGACGCTCTGCTCTTCCTGTTCGTCATCCGAGTCCGGAAAATCTGGCTCGGTCAGGAGGTCCTCCGTGGGATCCTCTTCGTCGCTCTTGGCATGCGCCTCGAGCAGCGTCAGACGTATGTACTGTCTCAAAATGTGCATGTTATAATTATGCCACCGGCCGCACAATCCCCTAAGAATTGTTTCCATCAGCGTGAATGGTGAAGCGCTTGGCTAGCTGCAGCGCCATGGCCAAAGTCGGCTCGTGACCAACATAGAACCGGTTCTCCTCGAAGTGACTGCCACCGGCCAATTGGATTGCAATCCACTCCTCCTTTGAGAGCTCGACACCGAAGCGCTGCAGGAGAAAGAGTGTCCGATGAGAAACGGACATCTTGTTTAGATTCTCGTTGAACTTATAGACTTGACCCAACTTCTCCCTGTGCCAGTCACTGTCCTGATCAACAAAATAATCTTCTGTTAGGTCGCCCACCTTCCCAATTTCATGGAGGAGCCCCACCTTCAGGATGCTGGCCACTTGGAGCTCCATATTAAAGGCTTTGGCAATAGTCCTCATGTTCGAGGTCACCCTCAGAGAATGCTCTATTAAGCCCCCTGGATAAGACCCGGGCTGTGACTCGTTAGGGGAGCTCGGGCACATCACCAGCCTATCCCCCAGTTCATCCAGTAGGCTATTAAGCTTGTGGTCAGAGAGGCGCCTACAGAGACCCTCGAAGGTCTCCCAATTAGATTTAATTTGCTCGAGATCTGTGCTGCTCATGGTGCAATAATCCTCCTAGCTAAATTATACTCAGTGGGGTCGATATTGATACTAGTCTTTGTCACTTTTCTTGCGCCGGCGTGATTTTTGTCGTCCCCACGAATGAGCTCCGCCCGGCGACTCATAGATTACAATTCCCAGACTGCTGGTCTCGACCCGGACGTCCTGGCCGAGGGTGAGCATCCCGGAATCGCGCGCTGCTTCCAGGGTAATTTTTAGGTAACGTGCAGCATTATTGAGGTCCAGCTCACCCAGGCCCACAACCACTCCTCGGCGGCCTTGCCCATCATCCCTGGTGCTCACTCCGCCATAGGCACGCTGCATGGCATCCGCTCCGCCTATGGCAGCCTCCATGAGACTCTCAATGGCCTCAATGGCACTCTCAGCGTCCATGCCAGTGTAGCGGCCGGTGGCCTCCAAATTTTTCATGACGTCAGCTGGATTGGCCGGCCTCATGCCCTTAGGGATGCGACCGAGAACCGAAGACACCACTCGAAACTGTCCCCGAGAGCGGCGCGAAGGTTTTTTGCCGCTGGCGCGTTGGCGGCTTTTTTTAAAAAATTCTGACTCTTCGTTCACGGGGCGCCCGGGCCGAAGGGTGGGGTCGGACGATGCCAAGGGTGCCCTGGAATAGCCATTCTCCATCAACAATTTTCTTACGTGTCTTCTTATAAAAGTATCAGTATTCACATCTGGACCTCACTACACTAACTAATTATGTGGAACGACTCACGACATCTAATGACAGCGGAAATGAACCCAGCCCGTCCAGTGTCACCCCAGCCGAAACGAGCTCCCTGAATGTCTGTTCCTGAGATGGGGGCACATCCACGAGCAGTGCATCGTGGATGACCAGGAGAGGCTTGATCTCCAGTCCGGACCCGTTGAATTTGCTGAGCATCTGTGAAAATCCCAACAGCGCCACATCAACTGCACTCGACTGTAAATAATGACTGATCATTATATTATCGGAGTCGTTCTGCAAGTAGAGCCGACGACCATAGAAGTTTTCAATGTATCCGCACCGCTCGAGCTGTTCCCGCAGACGGAGCACCAGAGCTCCCACAGCAAAATATTTCTTCACCTGCCGGATCACCTCGGTAGCGATCGCCTTGCCGGCCAACATATTGCTCAGCCGTCTTGCCGAGACGCCGTACAACGCACAGAGCACTGCCAACTTGACCTCTTTCCTGGACAGCTCCTGCGCAAAGATCTCTCCGGAGATGCTCTCATAAACGTCTCGTTGGGTGGGCAATTCTGCGACCAGCCTGGCGACCCGGGGCTCTAGAGAGATAAAATCGATCTGATACACGGTGCCGCCCCTGTGCCCGGAGCAAAAAATGTCCCGATGCTTCTTTGGCAGCGTCAGGACTTGGGGCCCCGATTCAACCACGAGCCGGCCGGTCGAAGTGCCGATCATAGAATAGGTGACCACTTCCGCGAGGCCGTCCTCGTCCGGTGCAGCGGAGGCCAGCGTCTTTCTAATCGTTGCATTCCCCTCCGACCCTAAATACTCCTGTAGCTTATCAAGGTCGATGCAGGCCGATTGGAGCCCCGCAAGGAACTGTCCATTGGAAAGGAAGACGTCTGCATACGTCTGCATAGCGTTCGAGCAAAAACTGCTGCAGCGCTGAGCGCACCCGATCGACCATCCCAGAGCACCACGCTCCAAACTGCTTCCTGGGCAGGACCAGGTGCCACGGAATCGCGTCCAGGTCCACCCCCAGTCCATCCCTGATCGATCGCCTGTGCTCCTCGAACTCCATGACAGGCGCCTCTATAGACATCAACCTCATGATGGAATTTATGGACTTCGGATGGGTTCCGTGGCGAGAGAAGACCCAAGCATCGGAGGGCAGCCGTTCCGTCCAGGAGTACTCGCCCGATCGATGGATGAAAAGGTGCTTTTTAGTGCCAAAAATGTCTCGATGAATATAGGCATCCACAATAGAAATTTATCTGCCGCTGGTGCCAATGTATAAACTTCAGAGCCCGCAGGGAGTCCGAGGGAAGATCATTCCGTCGGTGCCATGCCCTCGAGCACCTTGACTGCAGTCTCGATGTTGTCACTGAGCGACACAAACTTGCCGAAGGCCTGTTTGCTGAACAGGTTGAGGGTCGTTTCAAACTGGCCGGGCTCCAGGGTGTGCGTGACGCCGAGGACGATGTACACATTGTCGACGCTCGTGCCGGTGCCGAAGTCCACAAAAAACTCCTGTCCAAAGCTCACCGCGGGGCAGCCAAAGACCTTCATCTCCAGGGAGACGGGCGACACCTGGAGCGGGAGGCCGCCGTCGCGCACGCCCTGGGGATCCACGCCCGAACCCATGCCGGCCCTCTGCATATTGACGGTGGCGATCGCGGGGTCCGTTATTGAATTGACGGTGGCAGATATGACCGCCGAATTCTGCGATCCATAAATTATGGTGGGCATCGTGCTGGCAATAAAATTCTTGAGCGCAGGGAATCCGCCGGCAATCCTAAACTGGCTTTTGGAGACTTCGTCGAGCGTGGGGGTGTCGCCGGCGACCACGAGGGCGGGGATGGCCTCCAACAGGCCCAGGTCCATCGCTGCAACCAGACTGTCGATGTACGGCTTCGAGTGGTCCGCGGGGGCCACGCTTGCTTTACCCTTTTTGTTCTTCGGCTTGGGCGCTGGCTTCGGCTTGGGGAGGGTGGCATTGAGCGTACCCATGGCATCGGTGCGAGCGGCCAGCAGCATCTGTGCAGCGTTATCGTGTGAGCTGCACTGCAGGTCCATGATGTGTATCCTCAACAGGGTCTGGGCTGCATCTCCCTCGACCTTCAGCGCCTCGGGGAACATCTGAACGCGGGGCCTCTTGAACTCGAGGCTGGCGCCATTATTTCCATAGGCGACGTTAAGGCGCGCCTGCTTATCGGTGCGGAGCACGTGTGCGTCCTTCTTATATTTTTCCTTCAGCACCGCCTTCTTGTCCTTTCCCTTTCCAGTGGTCGTGTACAGTGTCGTCAGGCCCCACGCCTGGGCCTGATCACTCCTGATGAAATTGGAGAAGACGAATCCCAAAAAGCGGGCCAGGGGCCAATTGGCCGACGTCTTGCTCACCTCTACCCACTTCTTCATGAAGACGCCGATGTTGATCGGGAAGTTTGCAATGCTGCTGTTCCACATGAAGCTGGCCTTGTTGTTGAATGGATAGAATATGAATTGGACCTCGGTAAATTGATCGCCCGTGAGCGCCAGCGGCGCACCACAGAAGACCAGCATCAGCTTGGCCAGGGAGACGTGCGTTGTCTGGTTCAGCTTGGGGTTGGTGTTAATGGCATTTTTCTTCTTGTGGTACGGGCTGCCCTCGAAGGGCGTGCCATCCAGCCACGGGTCCACGCCCGTCTTGAGGGCATCGAGGCGCCTTTTCACCACGGCTGCAATGCTGTTCGTCAGCTCCTGCTTGGCCGTCTCGCCGTCTGGCTTATCGATCAGCAATTTTTTGAGCTCAGCGGCCAGCTCCTTGAAATCCGGATCAGCCCCCGCCTTGCTTTGCTGCTGCATGAATTTCTTCAGTTTATTTAGGCTAGCATTGCTGAGAGTCGCAACCTTCTGGGTGTCTGACACCGCTGAGAGGACGGCCATCGGTGAAACATTTTTGGCCGTTGAGCGGCCCATCACCCGCGACCGAATGGTTGCAACGGCCTCAATAATCTTATTCACTCTCGCCAGGCTCTTTGCGACCTTCTCGTCTTCCCCAATCGACGTCGTCTGCATCTGAGTGAGGCCCTTGGTGACCAGTCGGACATTTATTTGCACCTCGCCCTCGGCAGTGAACGTGAAGGTCGACCCAACTACACCGTACTTGTCGGTTTCCCGCATTGAGTTCAGGAGCACCCCAAAATCATTCTCGCTGGCAGGGCCGCCGTCAGGATGATTCCAGCCGTACTCAACAATGATCTGCGTCTGGCCAAAGAGGTCGGGCTTGACGAACGGAGCTATCTCGGACAGCCTGGACCGGTCGTGCAGCGTCAGGGTCATCGTCGCTGTCTTTGTGGACATGAAGCCTGCGCTAGGAGCCACCTCAATAGTAAAGTTCTGCAGGGACATGAACGGCCTGAACTTGTCGATCACGCCGGTGCCCCGGAGACCGCCGACGTCAGTCGGGAGAGGATCTCCTTTCTCATCCTTGCCGCGTTGTGCAATGGTCTGGTACGCCATGTGGTCGTCGTAGTCCTCATCCGCGGACACCAGGGTCTGCGGGGAGGTGAACAGCTCCATTCCAGCGGAGGACATGGTCACTGCCTTCTTTGTCACCTCACCCTCTTCCTTAACTTCCTCGGCGCGTGCGTCAAACTCGGTGGCGACCGCGGTGACTATTGAATAGTCCGTCGAGCCGACGTCCAGCTGCTTCTGGCCCATCAGGAACTGCCCCAGGGAGGTCGTCTGTATGCGGCCGTCGTCGGAGACGGCGCTCTGGGCCGTTACCAGCGTGATGTCAATGAAGGGAATGCAGCGGCTGAACTCTATGGAGGGGATCGAGCCCATGAAGAGGGCAACCTGGCCTGTGTTTCGGTTGGAAAAATTGAACTCGGCTGTCTTTATCGTGTGGCACGATAGCCCGGGTTTGGCTGTGGTCGGCTTCATGGGGAGCCCGTTGAGATTCTCACTGCCGGGCTCATTGCCGACTATGGCCCTCATCGACCCCTCGTCGGTGCCCATATTCGGCTTTTCGGCCGAGTTGTCCCCCTCAGAGACGGCGCACGTCGGCTCCGGCTCATAGACGATGGAGTACGTCTCCTGCAGCTTCTCTGCGTCCTTTTCATCGGCCTTGGTCAAGTACGTCTCGACCTCCTTGATCATCTGGGCCGTCGTGAGGCCGCCTCCGGAGCCCGGAACGCGAAGCTTGTCCAGCAGCTTCTTGAGCGGGTACGCGTCAGTGTCCGCTTCAGCGGGCTTCTCACCCTCCCAGCCGCTGAAGCGTGCGCCGATGCCGCCGAAGTACTTCCCCAGGGCCTGCAGTGAATTGAACAGTTTTTCCGGGTTTTGTGCCATCAGCCCACCAGTGCGGCGACTTCAGACAAGTTCGGGATCAGGATCATGGTGCCGGCCGGCGCCTGCATGCCCCAGCCGATCCCGCTGGCCGCGGCTATCACCCACCAGAGCTTGGCGTTGCCGTACTCCTTGCCGGCGATGATGTCCAGCCTCTCTGCCCCCCGCAGGACACGCCGGCGCGTGCCGATCCGGCCGGACTCAACGAAGCGCCGGATCCGATTTGCCGATCGGGCGGTGCCGTATTGGCGGCCGGCGTTGATCTTGGGTGTGCGTGAGTACCTCCTAATTGCCATCAGAATATCTCCTTCTCTTTCTTGATGCCTTTGGAACGAGTTATCTTCGAAGTTTGCTTATCGTATGCCGTCCGCACGGGGCTGTTCGGATCCGCAACGTCCTGACCCCACTGATCGCCGGCAATGCTGTTCACGATGCCGCCCACGTTGTACAACGGCGCCCTGTTGAAGCCGTCGGAGTCGAGGCCCGGCGGGATGTCGTGGATGGGCTTGAAGCCAATGTTTATGGTCACCATCTTGGGCGCCCGGGACCCAATACTAGTCTCCCATGTCGATTCACCGTAGTCCAGCGTAAAGCCATCGATGAAACCGGCCAGACCGCGCCCCATGGCCGATTCAAAGGAGCGCACGATCGCATTGCCGCCGCCCGGGGACTCGGAGTTGCCGGAGTAAAAGTCGTCTATCTCGGTGAGCGCATCGATCACTGACTCGGGCATCGGCGCCAGTTCTGTTTCGATCCACTTCATGTCCGGAGAAAGATCGCTGTGAGCGACGTACCACACATACTTCTTTTGCTGAGACGCCTCTTCATTCCAGAGCTTATTAAGCTCCGGATCAACAAATTCCACCTGGTACTTATTTTCCGTGAAAACTTTAAGTATTTTCACTGAGTTCGCGGTCGTCGTGTTAAGCGTCACGGTGGGGGGAGTGCCGCCGATGCCGCCCATGAGATCCGGCTCCTCTTCTCCTACCACGACGTGTCCTGCCTTGAGTATTGCCTGCTGGTCCTTTGCGTATCCAAATTCAGGGCTCGGACTGGTGCCCGGTATAGAGATGAGCTTCACCGTCGACGCGGGATTCTCCTTCAGCATTCGATCCCTGATATTCACCGTGGTCGCGCGCCAGGCAGCATGCGCCTCAGCCAGGGTGCCCCCCGAGACCTCACCAAAGCTGAAAGTTGCTTTTTCGGCGAAGCCGATGTTGTAATCACTCTCTGGTCCACCCTCGATGCTCGCCCCGAAGAGCCGTCCCAGGTTGAACTTAGAGTAGTTGCCCCGCACGACATCGCCCACCCGCATCCGGATCATTGGACTGGCGGTCGGGATCTGCGAGAACGGCATGATGAACTTCTTCTCGTCCGCCGTCTGCACGGGCCGGCCCTTGGACCACTGTGGGTACAGCATGGTGGTGAGCTTATTGATGTCCCACCACATTGCGTCGAAGTCCTCCTCGCTCGTCGCGGCAAGGATAAAGGTGAGGCCGATGCTCCGGGTGGTCTTGGAGTATGTCATCACCGGATCGATGCGTCCGTAGGCATCGGTGGTGTTGTAGTCCGGACTGTAGCGATCGCTCAAATTGGTTATAAACGCATTGAAAGATATTATCTCGTTGGTCCTGAGGTCCTGGAAATAGAAGGGGACGTACTCGGCCTCGAGTCGATCCTCGAGGGTCATGACCTGATCCGACGAGAACCGATTTGGATTGCCGCCCTCTTTGGCCTTATAAAATTTCTTCTCGTACACCCCGGTATCGAAATTTCGCACGCCCCGGTCGGTGAGCTGTGCCATGGCTCTCATTGCCCCGGCCGGGTACAGGTACGCGCTCTGGTTGTTCGCATGGCGCCAGACCAGCTGCTGCGATCCGCCCGTGGCGTCGAGGGGATTCACGCGGCTCTTGGCAATCTTCGTTGCATAGTTGTCCTCGATATCGTTGATCCCCACGTTCGTCCCGAAGCGGCCGGTCATCTGGTCGATCGACACGTTGCCGATCTGGATCATGGTCATGAGGAACTGCCAGAGGGGAGACCTGACCATCTCGCCCAGCGCATGTAGCACGCCCTGAGCCGGCAGTGACGACGGGAATCCCTCGGCTATGCTCTCCACATTCAGGGGGTCGCGCACAGCATTCCTCAGAATACCGGCATAGAAACCGGAGGACGTCAGGATGTTGGTCAGGAAGTCGATGTCAAGAAACGCTGCAGCCGCGGCGAGCGCCAGGCCTGCTATGGATGTGGGCCGGCCGAAGAGTCCGTCAGTGGGCACGCTATAGAAGGCCAGAATACCGGCGACCAGACACTCCTCGAGGGGGTGATTTGTGCCTGGGATATCCATGGCGGCCAAGATCCAGGCCACGCCGCCCCACGATCCGAGCGTCATATCCGCCGGATTAATGTTAGCTTTACCCAGCGTGGTCGTCGACCCCCCGGGGATAACGGTTGCGATGCCCCAAATGATTATTGCGGCGACGAGCGCCAGACCAATCAGTATCAGCATGGATGCAAGACAGAGGGCCACCATGCCAAAAGGGGCGAAGCCGGCGAAGGTCTCCAAGGGGCTGGTGAGCTGACCGTAGCTCTCCCGCTCCTCGATACTGCGATTCTCGCGGGACTGATCAGAATCGAACTCGGGCTCAACCAGCAGGTCGCTGTCGGTCAGACCAGGCCGGGCCGGCCGAGGGGAACCGGCAGCAAACTTTGCCCTCATCTTGCTGACGGGGACCTTTGAGGTGCCTAGCTGGACCCACGACGGCTTTATGGCCTCGAGTCCAGATTTACGGGGATCATTGTTCGAATAACCGTGGCCGGTCGCCTTAAATATCATCGACAGACCGACCTGGAAGAGCCTCTTCATCGAGGTGTCTTCGGTGTCGGTCTGGGCCACGTATTCGCCGAACTTGCGCTGGACACGCAGCGTGGGGGAACTGAATTTGCCGGCATCGATGTAGGGCGTGGCACCGGTCGGGTTGAACCGGTTCGTCGTGAGCACTGCCGAGATCTTCTGCTGGATTTTTCCCGATGCGGTGTCGCTGGGCGGCGGCAGGTCTTTGAGGGCCTTGCCGGATGTATTTGGTTCTGAACCCTTGATGCCGGCCAACAGCCTGTGTCCATCGCTCTGGGAGTTCTTATCGAGGATGGCCGCCAGCCGCTCGATAGCGATGTCGGCGTCGTCGAGGTCACCGCTGTTGGAGTACCCGCTGAGGGTGTCGGTCGTATTCTTCCATTCTTCCGCGTCGATGTCCCCGTTCGGAGCATCCATGAAGCTCTTCTGTCCGAGCCCGGGAATTGGTCCGGTGGTGATCGGTGCCGGCCGGCCGTCGACGCTCGGGGACGATATCTGGGAGGTTGCCGAAATTGGGTACTGGTTGGGCGCAGCAACGTTGGGTCCATCGCCCGACGTCGCATCGTGCAGATACTGCGGCAGATATGTCCCTAGGGTCTCCGGCGGCAGGTCAAACGGCGGTGAGTGGATCGGGAGGTCGTCGCCCTCAGCGGGGTGATGCAGCGCTGGCTGGGGATTTGGCCACATCCTGGGCTCACGCGGGTCATTTGATTCATTGTTGGCCACTTACCACTCTCCGATCTACTTAGAGGACTCCAGCGCTCGAAACAGCTTCTCCAGATCCTCTTTGGTCTTGATGCTGTCCTTGAACATACGTATCACACCCTGGTAGTACTTGGCAGTGCTCTCCACCATCTCCACCATCTCCGCCACCTCCTCGCTGTCGCCCTGATCCTTGAGCCGCTGCATGAGTGGCGACTCGGCGATGAACTCCTCGATGTTGATCTGATCCAGGGGCGTAGGCGCCTTCTTTTTCTGCTCTTCACTCACGCTTCACTCTCCCTTTGTTTTTCTGTTCCTCACTCATAACACACTGTCCTCCTCGCTATGGCTTCTCAAGCTGCTTCTGGTTGACCAGTCGGTCCTTGGTCCCAATCACGTTGCTGTTGGCCAGAGCCTTGGCGATCTTCTTGGCGTCCATGCTCACGTTCACTTCGATCGCAACCTGGATCTTCGGCGGCCCCTTGACGTTGATGACGCCCCTGCCCACCTTCATGGCCTTCCCAAACGCCTGGATCTTCTTTGCGACGACTTTTGTCTCCATTTGGGTGTTCAGAACGTCATTGATCTTGTTCATCTCCTCCGCGAGCTTGTTGAATCCACGGATGATGTTGCTGCTGCCGCCGGCGACATACTTGGTGAACGCGCCTTCCATTTTGTTCATCTCATTGAGGGTCGCGGCTACGTGTTTCAAGCCCTTCCCCATGCCCTTCTTCCAGCCCCTGTCGATTGCCCTTATGGACTTCCCCAGGGATACCCCGGACAGCTCCAGGTTCGCAGCGCCGGCAGCGATCAGGCCGGGATTGATATCGGCGAGCTTCTCAGCAGCCTTAATCTTGACGAGCGTGGGCATCGCCGCGGACAGCTTGGTCATCGTCTCCAGCTTCGGGCCGAGGGTGGCAGTGTCACCGAGCTCCCACCCGACGATGGACTCGACCGCGCCGCCCACGGCGCGCAGGACATTTTTGATCTCCTGCTCCTTGAGACCCTTGAGCTTATCCAGAGCGGGCTGAATCCTGACCAGCTGGGGCAGCGTCACGGCGAGTGTCGTCAGACCGTTGAGGGCACTTTTGACGCCGTCCCAGTCTACGCTCCAGGTCGCCAGCGCTCTTATTGGCTTGTCGAGCGCGTCGCGCATTGCGTCCATGGCCTCGCCCACCGTGTCGAAAATTTTCAGATCGAAATCGATGCCGATCCAATCCGCCACCCCCTTGGCCGCTCCACCGAGGAGCCCGACGGCGCCGCCGCCCACCATAAGCGCGCCCATGATGCCCACAATCTGGGCCACATCCACCATCTTCTGGGCCGCGTCTTTCACCACGTCCTTTTCTGGCAGGCCGTTGGCAAAATCCTTAAGGTGCTTTCCGAGAGGCACCATCAATTTCACCATCTTCGGAATGGAGTCGGCGATCTTCTCTGCGGCCTTGATCATCATTGGGACGCCCTTCTCGAGGACGAGCGCGACCGCACCCAGGCCGACAATAATGTCCGTCATATCCATGTCGCCCATCTTTCGGACCGCCCATACCAGTGCCACGGTGGCCCCGATGGCGACGACGACTGCCGCCAGACCCTTGCCTAGGTCGTCCCACGATATCTCGGAGAACATGGAAGCAACTTTCTTCATGGCATATCCCATTTCGATGAGTGCACCCATCACGCTCGTGGAGATTATGGTGAGCTTCAGGCCGAACTCCACGGCCTCGCCGATGGTCATCTCATGGAGGGCCTTTGCGGCATCCACCATGGAGTCGATGAAGCCGCCCTTCTCTGCCATCGGCGCGGCCTTGACGTCCGGTGCCCCGCCGACCTTAGCAGCTGATTTCTCGGCCGCCTTCTGGCTGCCGCCGAAGAAGCTGTCGAACATACCTCCCAGGCCACCGCCCATGAGTGCACTGGCGCCGAAGGAGAGCAGGGCACCGCCGGCGACGATGGCCAGGCCAGTCAATATAGCATCCGTAATCTCGCCGCCGTACTTGGCCCACAGATTCGTGAACATCTTTATGAAAGCATCCTTGAGCTTCGGCAACAGGGGCTCGAGCGTCTTCCAGAGGTCATCGAATATCTTCCCCATCTCAAGCTCAAAGGCAGTCTTTGGGGATGCCTTATCGTCCTTCTCGCCGATCGAGGAGATCCATTCAGCAATGCCGATGAACAGCTCCGTCAGCTTCTTGACGGCCACGGGAAGGAGGCCGGCGATGATGCCAAAAGCAGCTAGGAAGGCGTCCTGCAGACCGTTCTTGATGGTCTCCATAGCTTCGCCATGGCCCCCAAAGAAGTTGCTGAATATCGTGCGGAGATTTTCCAAGAGCTGCTCAACCCCAGCTATGGGATCACCGTCCTTTCCTAGGAACCCAGCAAACGTCCTAAAAGCGTCCTCGACTTGTCCAAACATTTGCTTAAAAGCCGCGGGATTAAATATATTGGTGAGCCCCTCGGCAACGCTCTTTATGCCCGGAAAAATGTCGACAAACATCCTGCCGAGCCTGATGCCAAACTTATAGGTCTCTTTCAGAGACCTCCTGATAGTCCTCCACAGTTTCCGGAAGGTTCTGGACCTCATGACACCCCTCTTGAAGCCCTGGCTAAAGGCATCCCAGAAGGAGGTGAACCGCTTGCCGCCGCCACCGCCAAAGACCCGCTCAATGCTGTCGGCCAGCTCTTTCATGGCCTCGGCCTGGGTCAGCTGCTTCTTCTCGGCATCCTCGGCGCCGGCTGTGACCTCGTCGTAGGACAGCCCCATGCTCTCGTTGGCAAAGGCCGCATCCAGGGCAGCACCGGCCAGGCCGGTCTGTGTCTCGAGCAGCTTCCTCTCCTGGCGGGTCATGTTCTCGAGGCTCTGCCCGGCAGCAAAGAACGACTTACGCATTAGATCGATGCGCTCTGCCGGAGACTGCGCATTCATCATCTCCATGGCATCGATGTTCATGCCGAATGACTGGGCCAGCAGGGCGGCGCCGGTGGCAGCATCCTCGAAGTTGTCGAACTTCTCAATGACGCCCATCATGTCCTCGATCTCCATGCCGAGCTTGTGTGCATAGACGGAGGTGGCGGCCAGCTCCTTCTGGCTCATGCTGCCAAAGTTGCTGAAGTCCTCAGTCATGACCTGCATGTCCTTTGAGATCCTCTTTGCACTTATGCCGAACTTATCGCCCATATTGATGGCCAGGCTAGCCATCTCGGTCAGGATCCCATCATCACCTGTGAGGGCCCTACCAGTAGCAAGGGCACGCTTGCTCAGTGCGGCCATGGCGTCCTCAGTGAGTCCGAGTCCCTTCTTATATGACAGGATGTCGTCGGCATGGGCCGTGAACTCATCCTTGAGCAGGCCAAAAGTGTTGCCCAGGGCCTGAGCGACGCTATCGAGGTCCTCGAGGGCCGCGGCCAGTCCGGCTCGTCCTCGGCCATAAATTCGGCTGAGCTTGAGCCCTGTGCCCCCAAAATCGCGCGCAGCCTTACGCAGACCGATGACGCTGTCCTTCAGTGCCTTGCCCTCGTTCGATGCCAGGCTGCCCCAGGTCTCGCGGACCTTCTCGTACGCCTCGCGCAGGGGATCTCCACCACCCCCGCCGCTCTCGTTTGCCAGGCCTATCAGGCCGCTCAGCATGGAGAATGGCGCCATCAATATTGCCGAGGATATGCTCCAGATCCCACTGGTGATCGATGCAAAGAAGCTGCCTATGGCCTTCCCACGCTCCAGGAGGCCATCAAAGGCGTTCTTGATGCCGAAGGCTGCACCGGTGAGAGCGCCCGAGGTCGCATTGACGCCCTTTGTGAGAGTGGAGAAGGAGCGGGTGGCGGTCGAGGCAGCCTGTTCGAAGCTGCCGCCCATCTGGTCAGCCTGGCGGCTGGCGCCCTGCATCCCATCTCTTATCTCCTGCAGGCGCTCAGCAGACTTCTCGAGGTCCTCGCAGTCCATGGCCTTGCACAGCTCGAGCGCCAGCTCGAGCTGAGTCGTCTGTTTGCTGATCGCTGCATCCAACAGTTGGGCGCGCTGAGCGAGAACGCTATTGATCTGCTGTTGAATCTTAAGATTTTCAACGTCGCCTGCCAAACAGCTAGCTCCTTCAACTGGGGTACAATACTAAGTATTCACGAGTTAATTTTTTTGGATTTATAGAACCCAGTCGATCCCGACCGTGCTGCGGAACTTGGCCGAGCTCTCTCGTTTCTTCTCGACGAGCCGCAGGACTTCATCCAGGTTGGTCGTTGGATCCTGGAGGGCCTCATACAGGACACGTGACGCATTGAGGGCCTCCTGTACGGCCCGGAGCTTCTGGGGGCTGCCCTTCACTTTAATACCGGAACGCTGGCCCAGGACATAGTGCGCCGCTGCGGCAAAAAATTTTTTAGTTCTGTCACCAGACTTCATGGTGTCACCTCGCTGATATAATTATCGTGCCCTAGGTGAAACGCCTTACTCTGGATGGAGTGTGTGATCGATTGCGTCCCATTAATGTTCTGGTCCCAGGGGTGTTGTGGTGGGCAGCGCGCGAGCCGTTGGAGCCCTGATCGGACGCGTCCTTGATCTCCTTGTTTATCCTCTTTATGAACCAGTGCCTCTGCCATATGGGCACCGTGTACGCCTCAGTGTAGGTGAAGCCCATGTAGTACATTAGGATAAAGATCTGATCCAGAAAGACTTCCTTATCCTCATGAGTCAGGCCAAAAAAACGAGGCCCCTAAAGGCAGCCTCACCTCCGACTGCTCGTCACAGGAAGGACAGTCCATCCAGCTCTTCATTTCGATGCCCGGCTCTTTGTCGTCCATATACTTCCTTAGGGTCAAGGAGTCCCTTGCCGGCATGTTCCTGATGAATGCGCTAAGCTTGTTCCTGTCGGTCACCCCGTCCACGGCAACAATTGCATGCTGTAACCTGGTAGTCACAAGGTTGTTGGATATCATTCCCTGTTTCTTCCTGCGCTCGCTCGTAACCATGATCTCCTGCTCGTCCCGACCGGTAAAGAATTTGAACTGTACAGTCTTCTTAGTGACGGGTAGCTGGAACTCAAAGAGATTGGCCCCATCTGCAATCGGTGAGATCTCTAAGCGTGAAATAGGTAGCGTTCCCAATTCAAAAGATTGCTTGGAACGCTCTGAACAGTTCGGGCAGTCAACCTCAACATTATAGCTCGAACCGTAGCCCGTAATTCTCAGTGAGATCATGATCGCATTGCGATCTCCGGACAGCATATCATCAACGTTGATATTCTTATCGATCAGACATGAGTGCAAGAGGTGGGTGATAACAGTCCCCTTCTTGATAAGAGCCCGGGACGTGAGAATATCCTCGTCACGTGCCGTCATTGCCCTAATCTGCACCGTCTCTTTTCCATAGAGGCTATCGTTGGTGGGATAACAGATTCCGCCCGAAGGCAGCGGGACGTTCTCGACTGGGATCTCGTAGCCAAACTCCTCCAGCATGACATTTTGTGTCGGCATATGAGGCCCGCCCCCGCCGGCCCCGAATATTTCATTGCGCGCCTCTCGGCCGGTTTTACTATCTGACACTATTGCTGCTCCTAACGTTGAGGTTTGTACACCAATCCATTATAGATTATCTTAATTATGATCGAGCACATAGGTCCGTAAATATAAAAGTTACCACGGACGCTTGGATGCATGTTTAGGACGCCAGCCGGACTGCCAGCGCTCCTCGCGGCCTTTGATCCACTTATAAAAGCACTCGGCACAGCACTGGTAATTTTTTAGGTAGAAAATATCCCTGTGGTCGAAAGCAAAGGTCTCGCAGATCGAACATAGCCTCTCGAAATTCTCAGGCAATTCACTGGCCGGGCCATCAGACGCTTCTAAATCACTGGCTCATCGACCATCCAGCGCCACTCAAAGTTCCCAACATGTCCTGAATCTCCGGGGTCCAGACTGCTCCAGTCCTCCTTGGAATCGATGTGATTGAAAACATCCTCCACTTGCGGATATATGGACCTGACAATTCCGAACGGCACGTGCCACCGTGTGTCGGTTGTACGGACCAAATATGGCCTGTCGGGCCCGTCAGTTCTGGTAATTGGGGCATGTGCAATGGGAAGATGATCATGGTCATCCAAGACCAATATATAGCCGGCTAGCTCATCCGGTCCATCAACAAACTCCTCCTCCGGAGGTGTCGGTCTGGGATCCTCTTCTAGGACCTCACGGATGATCGTTCTAATTTGTCTCCTAGATATCTTCATAGCTTCTTCTTAGAGGGGTCAGTCAATGACGAACCATGCTTCTGGGGCATCTCCTTCTGGGGCATCGACAAATACTATGCCATCTTCTTCCATCTCGTACAACTGATCAAGGACATCTTTGCGTTCGAACTGCTCTGCGCCTGGTTCACCTAAGACAAGACGGACCAGAGACTCGCTGTCCGCCCCCGAGTTGTCGAACAGAACCCTGAATATAATGTCCTCCAAGTTGCCTTGTCGGTGGAGCCACCTGCCGCTCCCGGGATGGATTGGTCTGTCCCCGGGGTGAGATGGCGGCCATTCGCGACGGGGTAAATCATTTTCAAGCACCAACCTCGCCTTCTCCTCTCTAATTAATTGTCTCAGCTGTCTCTTTGTGATCTTCATAATAAATCCTTAAAAGGCCAATTCGGCCACTTCAGCCCGGGCGTCGTCCCAGGAAATGACATTGTCCTGCCAGTCGCTATACAGGGCTCGGAGCTCCGAGGGTGACATTGGGATGCCTTCGCCGGCAAGGGTGTCCTGCTCGAGCCGACGCACAAATTCACCGAGCGAAGCCTCAGGGCCTGGCTCATCCAGAAGGGTATAATCCAGGCTCCTAGATCGTACGATGCCGGCAACCTCCTCCCTTATGATCCGATGCAGCTGTCTCTTTGAAATCTTCATTATATCACTTCTTTATGACCCATAACACCTTTAAATATGACTTCCAATACATAAATACAAAAAATCCTCCCAGTGTTCAGAACAGGCTGGGAGGATTTTAATGCGATACAAAAATCGGCGTTTAGTACTGCAGCACAGCGTTGTCGTATCGAATGGTCAACGAGATCTCAGCCGGGTCCTCGGAACCATAGTCCAGATCACCGAAGCTGCTGGCAGTCAGGAAGCAGCCCTTGAGGTCCCACAGTTCCACCACCGTGCCAATGGGATCCAGCAGCTTAAGTTGACAGTCGCGCTTGTAGAAATCGGCATAACCGGCTCGGCCGGAGACTGACTCAAAGTGAGTTCTAATCCACTCCATCACCTGCTGAGCGCCGGAGGGAGCAATAGGATCGTGCAGGGTGACTGAAATAGCGTCAAATTTAGTCTTGCCCGCCAGATATCTGGTGGAATTGATGAAAGGAATTTCCTGTTCCGCTGTGTTTATTGTCGGACGGGCGGCAGTCTTCATCAAAAATGAATCGACGCCCTCAATTGCAAAGACCCAACGAAATTTGCGTTTAGGCTCAAATTTATTGGGCAGCATCTCAGTAACTGAAAGTGTGTCGGCCATGCCATGTTCTCCCTATTGGTCTACTCTTAATTATGCGTGTGGGCGCGTTTCCTTCCCTTAAATGTTAGCGCCCTTATTCGTAACCACAAAATCGAGCGAGATGAACTCGACAGATCTGGTCGGCTGTAGGAAGATCTTTCCACGAATTGTATTATTCTCAACGTCTGCTTGGGTCGTCGTCGTCGAGTCTATTACGACCTTGAACCTATCGAGCCCCTGCTGTGCTTGGATCCTGCCTAAGATGGGCTGTACAGCTGCAGAGAACCTCGCTAGTGTTGCTTGTCGGTTCGGCTCAAACAGGATAATGTCTGCAACAGCTCGCACACGACGTCGGATCTCAATGAGCAGTCTCCTGACGTTAACGCGATCGAGAGCGCTCTGGGTAGCCAGCAGCGTCTTCTGTCCGAATACAACCACGCCCGGCGTGTGCGGGAATGCCGTAATCGGGTTAATCTTTGCATCATAAAGCTCATCTAAATTTTCACGGGAACTCTTAACAGCCTCCTCAACAACAGAGGCAAGAACGCCACGCGTGAAACCAGCAGGGGCAAACCAGGGATGGGCCACTGCATCGTTAAGAGCATACGCCCCTAGGATGGCAACCGAAGGTGGACACTGCACATTTGTCAGTGTGGTTGGATCCGTCATGATCACATCCGGGAAGTAGGCAGCCGCAAATGAGCTGTCCAAATTCCTGGAATTGAAGGCGCGGGTGGTGGTACCAACCCCCACATTCTGCACTGATCCGGTGACGACATTATTCTCGACGTCGCGCTCCTCAATGTCCATGATATACATTGCATCGAAGCGGTCGGTCACGGCATCAATCGCATAATCGGTGATGGATGTGTGACGTGCGCCCGGAATCGCTAGTAGCTGAATGTCGGCATTGGACCTCTCTTCCAGGACATCAATGGCGCGCCGGTAAGCCTGCACCGTCGGTCCCTCGAGGCCGCCTTGGCTAGTGGAATCATCGACTTCCCACTGTGCTGCCACGTTCAGCAGCTTAGCTTTTTCTTCGTTGAAAATATCGACTCCATCGAAACCTCCAAGTAGGAAAAAACTGTACTTGAGGAAGCGCTGAGCGCTCCCTATAGCAAAGTCCTTAGCCACGTCCAGGAACCTGGAGTTTGCCGCAGTTAAATTACTATCATATCGAAGGACGCCGTCGCGGCGATACCTGGCCTGTTGCCAATATTTTGAATCCGGGAAGTCACTATCGCCATCAATTGTCCCCTTGATCCTCACCTGGACCCGTTCAAGGCTGAATCGATTGTTGTTGAACCGATCGGAGTCATAAACGGTGCCGGTCTTGTCGGCGGTGCCTGGATTATTGCCCACCCAAGCAGACTGTCCATCGCTGTTATAGTCAGGAAAGTACTTGGCAAAAGACCAAATAGCCCTGTTAAACAGGGAGCCCTTGTTGGGTTCAATGGGGTCATAATCGACCTGGAATTGAACGCCCCAGTACAGATCAGAATTAGCCTTGGTCTGGGGTGGCGCACCGACGGTCAAAGAACGACGCATGGGTATTGGCGGCTGCACAACGCGCTGCACAATATCGGCGCTGAGCGCATAGGTGCCGGAGATGGGATTTACAGCCGGCTGGGGTCCGGCGCCACCAAATGGATTTGGGTATGCCCGCGCGACGTCTGTAAAGTTCATTATGCTCGACCCGGACGTCACCAGGTGCCGCGGCCCCCTGAAGCCTACCGGCAATGCCAGTTGATCGATCAAGCCACTGGCAACCTCGTCCGCTATCTCAACCCTAATGTTGTGTGACTTATTGGGGAATATTCCATCGACGACTAATTTTTGGGATCCTTCATTCTTATCAAAATCATAGTACGTATTACGATCGCCGATGATTCGCCCGATGTACCTGTCATCCTTAGGGTTGAGACTCAACTTGAGGAATCTTTCGACAGCTGAGGGATCATTATCGGTGTCCGTCAACGTCCGGAGGACTATATCAAAAGTTCCGTATTGGTTGGCCACCAATGTATTTGACACCTTCCGAAGATTTTCAATGCTTATTTTAAAATTATTAGTTGCTGCAGTGCCGTCGTCGCGCAGGTGTATTCTGAATAGATTTTTGGGTCTGCCGCCAAATTCCTGTGACGTCACCCACGGCGATGCAGCAGACTTAAATCGGGTCCTGAAGCCTTCAAAGTTGGGCTTGCCGCCGACAGTCGTCGTAGTAGCGGTGCTAGTATTACGGCCGGCCGATGATGTTAAAATAAATGCACACGGCTCGTGCTGTTCTGCAATTGCGGTAGTAGGATACTGTGATATTTGGTTGAAAATGCCTGATCCAGTGACGACCGCATATTGACGAGCCACAGGATACTCTGCGTACATGTAATATCCGGCATCTTCAATCTTCGTGGGATCCGTGTTGAATTCATTACGGAGGTAATTTGACGCTTGAGGATCAAATGAGGCTGTTATAATATTTGGATACGTGCTGGATGGCTTGAGTCCATTGACCAGAAGGGTGAAGTTCTGCGCGCCCTTGGTCTTGTTGACGTCACCAATTATGTATCCTGCATCGAATCCATCGATGTTTCGGTAATTTGGACCGAACACGCCAGTCGAGCTGATCTGATTATAGAATTCACCGGACGAGCCGCCTCCTGATTCTCGGGGAACGTTGTTCGCTCCCGGAACGGTGGACGACGAGAGAGACAGAAGCACGCCCGAAGCGGCCATCAACACGGATCTCAGGATGGGAACGGATCCAGTGGGAAAATTATCGCCGTCGACACCTACGATGCCTTGTATATCTCCACCAGCACGGATGTTTGCCTCCCTGAATATTCCCGGATAATCGACGTTACTTGTGGGAGTTGACGCTGACATGAAAGCGCCTAAGAAGTAGGTGCGTCCCAGCGCACCAGAAAAGGGCAAAACAGTCCCTACACCGGGGTTGGCACCGATCCTACCGTTTGCCTGCACTTCCTGGCTGCCAACGATAAAGCCCGCGCGCGTGACGCCGCCAGGCTGTGTGTCTCCAGTGGTGGAGGAGACCGCTTTTTTGCCGTCGCCAACTCCCAGGATGCGCACATAAGTGCCGGCCTGAGCCTCTTTAAACCACTCACTGGCTGCTAGAGGGCCAAATTTCTCGCCGTCGGTGCTGCCGAAAATTGCAACAAAATCGCTGAAGTCTGCAATAGTAACAGGCACAAAGGCCGGGCCTTTCTGTGCGGTCCCAATGATGCCGGCTGGTACTCCGGTCGGCACCTTAGGAGTGGGACCAGAAAGATCTATTTCTATTGTGCCTACACCCGGGCTCCGGAAGGTCAATTCAGCCATTGGTTATCGCTCCTACTCGCGCTCTTATATAGATAGTTATCACTCAAAACTAACACCACTGTTTGTGATGATAAAATCAATTGATATGAACTCAACGGCTCTTGTAGGCACTAGGATGATTCTGCCGTTGAGCCTATTAGATTCGACGTCTGCCGGTGTATTATTGCTAGCATCGCATACGGCTCGGAAACTCTCAATTCCTGCTTGGGCCTGGATTAGTGCCAATAGCGGAATGATCTGTCCCAGAAATCGTGCCCTGGTCGCAGCGGTGTTGGGCTCAAAAAGAATCTTATTTGCAACCTGGACAATCTGCCTCTTCACCTCGAGCAGCATCCTCCTGACATTAACCCGGTCTAGGGCAGATTTAGCTAGCTGCAGCGTCTTCTGTCCAAAGATAACAAAAGTTGCTCCGGAATTAGTTGGGAAAGTTGCGATCGGATTAATCCTGGCATCATACAGCTCGTCACGATCCCCCTGAGTCAGACGAGATGTCGTGTTTACCACCATCTCCAGTGCGCCTCGATTGAATCCAGCCGGAGCAAACCAGGGATATCCAACCCTATCGTTGTATCCAATGGCTGCCAATGCAACTACTGAGGACGGAACTTCGACATTTGTGTTATTAATTGGATCCTCAATTATCACATCCGGGAAATATGTGGCCGTGTAACTGTTATCAATCACCCGGGATGCAAACTGTTCAGCCGTCTCTCGGACGTCGGGCTGGGCGTTGGTATACAGACGGACTCCCGCAGCGGTATAGGGGGGAATATCCATGACATACATTATGGTAGAATTACTCTTAGCGCCGGCTGCCGCCACATCAGTTATCAAAGCCCCCTTGATGCCTGGGATAGCTAGCAGATTCGTATTCACCGTCATTTCATCTGTCATGAGGCGCGCCGCTTGTTGATAGGCAAACACAACATTATTCAATATCCCTGTTCCAGCCACGTTCCCATTAGCTAATCCAGTGTCGGTATATTCAACCGACGCCTTGCCACCAACAGTTACGGAACCAGCCTTATCATTCATATAGAAATTATCTGGATCAAGAATATTAAGGCCATCAAAGCCGCCATAGAATATGGTGGTGAACTTATTATAATCCGTAAATCGATTGAAATGGACCGAGGAAGAATTGACCAGGGTTGCCATAGTAATCCGATCGCCATAAGTCCCGAGCGGATCAGCGATAGTGCCGTAAGTAGCGTCCGGCACACCGTTTCTGATGTAGCAAGCCTGGAGCATATGTTGTTTAGCAGTGCCGGTCACCTGGGAAATATCATTGCTGGCATCCAACTTGTTATACAAAGCTACCCGTGCTAGAGTGAACTTATTATCATTAAAGAGGTCGACTGCTGAGCCGGTCAACAGCATGTCCATCTTGCTGATCCCCTGCATCTTTGTGTATGCATTGATCAGGGGGTTGTGGGCATTACTGACGTTTGTATTCAGCACTGCAAAGCTGACGGATCCAGTGGGCGGTATCTTTGTGCTCTTGACGCCCCAGTAAAAGCGTGAATCGACCCGCTCTTGAGTGCCCTTCTGACCCAGAAGTGCCGGATTGGCCCGGGCCGTAGCGCCCGTGGGCACAAAGGCCTCGCCGGGCGCCCAGACCTGTCCACGGGTCACTTTAAAAGTGAACGGCAACGGCGGCACAATTGAGCTCGTGAGTGCGGTCAGAAAATTTCCCACCCCCGTCGTTACGTCCGATAGATTGCCATTATTGGCTATTGAGGAGCTGGCCACAAGCCTGTTGCCGCCATGAAATCCATAGGCGCCCCCACCAAAAACGTGTGAACCGGATACGGAATTGCCCACTCGGATTAGGTTTAAATCTCTCAGTCCTACAGTCTGCACGTCTGTGAGTGAATCGCTGGTCTTGACGACGGGAACGCCCCTGAATCCAAAAGGCAGAGCCTGGGCCGGGACATCGCCATTCTCCACCCCCTGGGACATTAGGACGCGGACCAGCGCCGATCGATTCGGATACTTACCCTTAATCACTAATCGACGCTCACTGTCGGAATCAGCATCAAAATTAAAATGCACCCTTTTGTCGCCAATGAGTCTTGCAACATAATTGCTGTCGTTTGGGTTTAGTGTACAAGCCGGATATGACTCCACTACCTCAAGCTCGAGATCGTTATCACTAAATCTTCTGACCTGCACCTCAAATGATCCATACTGATTTTTTGGATCGCTCGACATTTGGATGTTGGCAATCGACACCTTGTATCGATCGTTGGTATATGCGCCGTCCGATATCGTCTCGAACCTCATGAGATTGTATTCGCTCTTCCCAAAGGGTTGAGAGATTATTGATGGCGTGGTCGGCGTCGTATATCGAGTATCAAAACGGCCAAATAAATTCCGGAAGACGCCGGCCGAACTTCCCTTGGCTCCCTGTTGGGCCGAACCGGAACAGATTGCTATAGCACCCAGAAGATTCCCAGCCACCGGTGCGAGTTCGTTCTCCACAGGAAAATCCAGGTATAACAAATGCTGTTCTGTCTGGAATTTTCGCGGATCGATGTTTAGAATTTTTCCGACATAGGCTGTGTGCTCCGGATCTAGTGAAGCTCCGGGCACCGGCAATTCCCTCATCATTCGCCCAGTCCACACCGGCCGAAGAAGAAAGAATAAGCTTGAACACCTTAGCATCGGTAGCATCGAGACGTGCAAAATCGTCTATTAAATCCCCTGGAGTGCCGCCCACATAACGGGTCACCTTATTTGCAGAGAGGGGGGTATCGCTGTTATCAGCAATCTGGAGCCTAGTGCCACTGGCCACAAACACCACAGACCGCACTAAATTAACGATATTAGCCTGGCCACTGTCCGACCGCTCGAGAAAGCTCCTGTTATCAGTAAAAACAGGGTATCCATAATCAGTCGTTGATGCGGAGACGTAGTGCTTGGCACAGAGGAATTGTACAGCGCCCTCATAAAAAGAAGCAATCGCTGTTGTGTCTAATCTGAATCCGGCATTGGTGACCGTGCCGAGCTGTTCTGTCGTTGCAATGTTTGCCGAAGAGTCGTTGGCACCAGCGCCGAGGACTCTCATAAATGTTACAGCGCTCCGATTTTTTAACCACTCACGCACTGCATAAGGGCCAAAATATTTAGGATCTAGACTTCCAAATCTAGTCTGGAAATCTGCAAAAGACCCGATGGTAACAGGCACAAATGCTGGACCCTGTAGTGAGATGCCCACTACTCCCGCCGGGGTTCCTAAGGCGCCCTGTTGTCGTTCAGAAAGATCGATCTCTTGATCAAAAAATCCTGGTGAACGGAATACTTGCTCGGCCATTGAACAATTCTCCTTCGCTCTATCGCTCTTGTTTAAGTATTAAGCCTAGGCCTAAACTTCTCGACTGCTTTGTTAAAGGTCTCCCAAATCAGTGACTCTGGCTTGCTGATATACAGTCTCGCCTTTTCTCCGATTTGATGTCGTAATTCTAACTATCGTTTCCACTTCTGCTCCAGTGAATGGATCTCTTATCATCCTCAAAATTTGAACTGGTTGCACTCCACCCTGATAGCCGCCTATTGTCGAAGTAGCATTAACAAAAATGCCATCGGATCCATGGACGCCCGGCACGAGCTCTGAGCCACCGGGCATGCTGGGATCTACGTCTGCAAGAGATTGTGCTAGCGGACTTCCGGCCACGACGCCAGCCGGAGAACCATCTCCTTCATTAGTCAGATCGGACAGAATATAACTGCCCGGATCGCCAGAAGCAACACCTCCCAAAGAAATATTGACCGGATCCCCATACACTTCCGAGACATCAAAGGACAACTCCGGTGCCGATAAAGTTCTTCGAAGGGCCGGTGGCGACCCGGGAAACTCAGGTGCCACCAGATATCCCGGAACGCTCACCTTGAAGCTCATCCTTATTACCCTCTCATCGTCGCTGAAGTCGTCATAATTACTCTGACTAGTAAATTCTGAATCTATCGTCGCGACGAACCAATACCCTTTCGGTGATTCAATCCTGAAGCTCCGGGAAGGATACCACTGAGATGATACCATAGTGGCTGCCATCATCTTATTCATCTGCTGTGTGTACTGCGTCCAGAAAGTCACCTCATATTCAGACTTGAAGAATTTTGACGGTGGCAGTGTGATGATCTCAAATATATTCCTGCTGAGAGAGGGCGCCAACAGACGTCCGGTTTGCGCATTATAATTGGGTGGTATGGGATCTCGTCTTGAGGCAACTGTGCCTGGCAGCGATCCGGTCAGCACACCGCCCGGGCCTCGTCCAGCAAAGTGTTTTCTGCTCGGAGAGTCGTCCTGGTTCTCCAGCCCCAATTTATTGAGTAACGTCTGGTATTGAGGATCCTTCTGGCTCAGTCGTTGACGAACCACCATTGGCTCCGTCTGATTATTAGCCAGGCCAGCATCATCCTGGTTCACGCCAGTTCTTATAATTGATATCATAGGAAGTATGAGTGCACCGGCCTTATCCCTCAGGGGTTTTTTCCGACTCAGGATTGCAAATCTCTCCCCGGTGGCAAAGATGACGGGTATTCGTGTCTGCTCCCTTTTTATGGTGTAATACATAGGCAGCTGTTCGTTAAAGAGATCAAAAAGCGCCCGATCCACGTCTTCTATGGAGCACGGAGGAGCCTCAAAATCCTCTGGGACATCGATGCCATCGAACCCAATCTCATATCCGGTGTCGATGCTGTTAGGAAGCCGCTCTGTTCTAGAAAATCTGGTCGACATTATTAATCCTACGAATCGGAATAAAAGGCAGAATCCCGCAATCCAAATTCGTCCTTACTTTGGTTGCCACCCTTGGGCGACACCTGAGCCGGTCCGGAGATCGGCTTATCAACTTTACCCTCAACCTGCAGGGACCTGACGTCGCCCGTAAGGCCCTCGGCATTCTTCTTGAATCCCCTCTGCTGCACAAACGTCTCCTGCACAGCATCCGGATCATTATAATAGATGGACGTGGGGCCATGGGGGATGAAATCAATGAGGCCTTTGCGGGCCTGTTTGCCGGTCAGGGTGATCCCGACGACGTGCTCAATCTCACCGTACACCTGCTTATCCTGGATGGACTTGATGATCTCGTAGAACGTGTCGCCGTAGGAAAAGAAATCCCCCTCATCAGGATCGATCTTCCGATCGAGCAGATCCCTGACCTGCAAATTGACCTCAATCTGGAACCTGTTCTCGGATCCGAATTTCCCAGTGTACACCTCGGACGGAGACCAATCGATCAGTGCATCAATTATTACAGGGGGATCAAAGACCTTATTCTCAGCCTCTTCATAGACTTCGTGCACATCAGAAAGATCTCCGCGGACCTTGTAGAAGTATATCTTCTGCCCGATCACGTCCTTGGTGATCTCTTTGGTTAAATCGGAAATGTAGTCCACTTCGCGAGGTGTAATAAAAAGGCGCGCCACTAGTTAGTCTCCCTATCCCATTATTATTGCCTTGCCGTTGGGGATGGGGATCCCCCGCAAGATCTTCATTAAATTATCTGCAGCTGCAACCTCAGTCTCCAGCAGCTTACCGTACGTGAGGCCGTCCAGCGTCTCCCGCAGGGTGGTCTTGAGCTTCTCCTGGTCCTCACGGCCCTGGGTGACTAGTTCAGAGCCGTTGAGCTGCAGGTCGGACCCGGGTATTGGAACGCTGGCAAACTTGGATCGGATCAGCCCCAATAACTCCTTGCTGAGTGCTAGCGTATACTGCCGACACCACTGGCGCCCCATGCTGTTGACCCGCTGGAATTGCAGGTTGCCGTATGGGACATTGGAGAGGTTGCTGACGCCTTCAATCGTGTCATCCGTATAAGCCGGACTCATGGGATCCGGACTGAGCGCCACCTTTATCCATAGCTTTAAAGGATTAGGCTGTGTCGGCTGAGGGAATATTCTTATTTTGGTCCCAGACACCCGGTAGCTGTAGTTGGACCTACGGACCCTATTTGACAGGTCGAGCTGGCCGCCGCGGAGGATGTCCTCAAAGACCGGCAGGACGTAGAAGACCGTCTCCGGAGTGAAGGACGCAAAAGAGAACTCGTTGTTGAGATAGTTTATTGCGGACGTCGTGTCAAAAAATCGATAGGCAGCCTGAGGACTAAAATGATACACTTCCATTATTTTCATCTTTGTCTTCGAGCCGGCAGTCTGTGTCTCAAATATGACATTGCCGTCGGCGTCCTTGAGGTCCTGGTATATGTCATAGTCCTGCATGCTTGCGCTCAGCTGCAATGATCCGGATATTGTGTTGTATGAGCCACCAAAGCCGGCGTCACTAGCAAAGGGCTCGGCGCGGCGCAGCATGAATTCGAGGTTCTCCCGTGGGAACTTCTGCTCCTGCCCATTCGGTCCAACCTTGAAGGAGCCGGATGTGTACGATCCGGTCGGGAAGCCAAGCAGGGTCATGAGCTGGGACTGGGCCTGGTACTCATTGACAATCTTGCCATACTCAAGGAAGGACTCCTCAAAACACGCCCAGATCTGCTTGCGGGTCAGCTCGACAGAGAGGATGTCATCGCCCATCTTGCGCTTGACAAAGGTGACCATGGCGTTCGCCTCGGTCTGGAAATGACTGTCAGCATTAAAGAAGCCAAAGGGTGTGGGGCTCTTGGTATTTTGAAAGGCGGCCATCAGGTATCTCCAGCGCAACAGCAATAAATATCACGGAGAAGTCGACACCACCCGGGATAGTCACTGTAAATTATGATCAACGGTGTGTAACAATCACGCGTGGAAGAAGGTGGGTGCAATAAAAAATCGGCCGTTTTTTAAGGCTCCGATAAGACACTGCATGAGTCGCGACTTCTGATCAGCCTTCGGTCGTTGCTGCAGTTGCACACAGGAGGTTGATCGTGCAGCCCACAGGGCCGGCCATCAGATTATCGTGGGTGATAACGACAGACGCAGCACTGTCGGAGTTGTCGATCGCAGCAGGAATCAGAGCCTGGACCGTAGTGACGGTCGCAGTCCCGAGCGTGACCGCGGGCGCCTGGACCATATGCAGAAAGCCCGAGGCTCCCCCTGCAGCAACGCGGAGGCCCTCCACGCCGGCAGATCCGGACACCGAGGAGTGCACGACCTTAATGCCGCCAGTGCCCGATTCCTGGACAAGGCCTTTTGTATTTGTGACTGTAATTTTTGGCATGAGCCTGTCTCCTTTAAGTTAGCGGCGATCAGCCTTCGGTTGTTGCTGCAGTTACGCAGAGCAATGACACCCTAACAACACCGTCTGTAGTCTGGGTGCCTACGCTGCCGGCCAAAGTGACGCGAACAGGCAAGGCGTTATCTGAATTATCATCAGTGGCGCCAAACAACGCAATGGGCGAAAGAAGCTGCGATCCAACCGCTTGGTAATCTAATGCGATTGTCCCGCTCAGACAATCAGTATCGTTGATGGTGCCAACGGAAGTGATATCTCTGGAAGTTCCGCCGACTGAAGCAGTCGTCATTTCCACCACTCCGCAGAGCACCGTTGAACCTGCAGGGATTAAATCGGTAATATCAACTATGGCAACGCTGTCCTCAATCGTTGCTGAACCTTGGACCATGTGCAGGAATCCCGAGGCGCCGCCGCCGGCAACCCGAACTCCTTCCACGCCGGCAGATCCGGATACAGAAGCGTGCACAACTTTGATGCCGCCGCTGCCGGCTGCTTGCACTAGTCCTTTAGTATTTGTGACTGTAATTTTAGGCATGATCTATCTCCTTTGTGCGCATGCTTCCGACCCGCCGGCGAGATCGGCTGATCAATTGGGTCGGGCTTACTTCTAAGTATGTCTCTTGTTCGTAATCTTAAGATAAAGTGGCCAATTGACGACTCTCACCAATT